CCGTCTTAGCCTTCTTCGAGGCTTTAGTCTTTTTGTTTGGCATGTATTGGATGCCTGTGCCAAACAGGGACTGTACATCGTGTGACAACTCTGGTTCTTCACGTGAGTTAGCTAGCTGTTAACGGTGGTGACTCCAACCACCTGATACTAGCCTCCAACACGCCACAATAATCTGATAGCGGCATTGTGACCGCGTATTAGAATGGATCCGAACCTAGAGGGGCGCCGTGCAGTCTCTTGGCATTCTGGTTAGCACCGGAGACCGGTTTTGGGCCATCACATCACACAACCCAATAACGAGATTATCTCCCTAGGCAACGGCTTTTCCACTACCCCCCACACAGGGCATGGGTCTTTCCGTGCTATCGGGCCTTATTCGTTCACCACTCATGAGCTTATCGCAATGTCGAACGCCGAGCTCACTCAATCATGGTGGGGACCGTCGTACCCCCGGGAAAACAGTTTAACGACTTGTTCCCATGGTCCTGTTTCCAGCATCAAACCAGTAAATGGGGCAAAACTGGCGAACGAAAACCGTCGCGGATCAACCCAAAAGGGTGGCTATCGTAGTAGTCTTCAAGGAACAGCTGCTCCTCGGGGCTAATACCGAAAGCCATGAAGAAACTTGCCCTTGCCTCTGGGCTACAGTCCCTATATTTCCGCTCCGGTGCCTTCATCAGTTGTCGAACACTCCAGCCAAGTTTGAATTGCTTCTTACTGACTGGCCCAGCCGACATCATGATGTAGGCCCTGTACGCATTCTGTAACACCGGTATACCCCCGGTTAAATGGAGGCCACCTTGTCCTACAGCTCTCATCCAGCCCCTGACATCTTCCACCCGTTGCAGGTCAAGCATACAGATTGCGTCCTTAGCTAGACACACTCGTGGATCCCTGACCATGGTGTACTTTTCCCCGTCAAAAACTGGTTGAGTTTGGCAGAACGAGATGCGTTCGAACACATCAACAGGTTCCTCTGTTACCAGAGTGAACCCCAACGAACGGAAATAGTCCGTTATACCCGTGGTGATCTTATCTAGATCAGACCGCTCCACAATGTACACACAATCATCCCCGTTGTTCATGAGCTCGAATTTCTGAACACCGGCCCTTTTCGCCCATGACCACATCATGGCGCACATAAGCAGGCAATTGCCCAGGCCAGTATTCATATCCCCACTCATGCGACCTCCATCTGTGTGGTACTTGAATTTCCCATCACTCGTGGCCGCAGTACATCTATTGTACAGCTGGTATTTCAGGAGGTCGGCTAAAAGCCTCCTGTCC